GCGTTAAGTCGCTTCATGCACATTCATTAACATCTTGTTGGTATGATACTAGGGGTAACGATGGTTCGGTACTCGATATAGAATTCAATAATGGTGTTGTCAAGAGAGAAGTTAGAGAGACAGGCGAAATTGTTTTCTTTGGCGAACCTCTCAATGATGAAGAACTCCTTAAAACTTTCGGAGCTCATACAGGAAAGTAAATGTCCAAACGAAATCCTTTCGACTTCGTTAAGTCGGTCTCTTACGACAAAAAAGATATCATGGTTGATGATATCGAAGAGAAAGCATATCAACCATTCCTAATCAATAAGGCATTATCTTATCACCAAGATGCAGTCTTTCTAGTAAACGAGATGAATACCAGACATAGCACTGGCCACCGTCTTCAATACTGTTTTTTCATAAATACTCTTAGAAAACGACAAAGATTTTCTAAATGGCACAAACCTTTCGAAAGTAAGAAAGTGGAAACTGTAAAGAGCGCCTTCGGTGTCTCTTCACAAAGGGCCAAAGAATATCTTGAGTTATTAAGTGATAAACAGTATCGTGACTTGAAAGACAGTATGAAAATTGGTGGAAAGAATAATGGATGACTTATTAGAATCAGTAAAAGACTTAGTAGAAATAACATTTCCTGAAAAGGATGACTTCTTAAAGATAAGAGAAACTCTATCTAGAATAGGTGTAGCGTCTCGAAAAGAAAAGGAACTCTTTCAGTCATGTCATATACTACACAAAAGGGGCAAGTACTACATTGTCCACTTCAAAGAGTTATTCAAACTCGATGGCAAACAAACAAACTTTGACGAATCAGATGTCGCTAGACGAAACACTATTGTCGATTTATTAAGACAATGGAACCTTGTCAAGGTACTTGACTCAAAGAAAATAGAAGAGCCTAGAGCGCCACTCTCTCAGATTAAGGTTATACCTTATAAAGAAAAGAGTCAGTGGAAACTCACACAAAAATACTCAATAGGCACTAACATAAACTAAATATCCTTGTTATAAATCAATTAATAACAGGAGTATTATATGTTGGAATTTCTTCAATGGATAATTGCTTGGGTACAAGTGTTACCTTGGTTAGTAATGGGTGCATCTCTAGTTGCAGCTCTTACACCTACACCAGTTGATGATGGCATAGTCAAGAAAGCTTATAAACTGCTTGATTGGGTCGCATTAAATGTTGGAAAAGCAAAGGACTAAAAAGTTCTATAAAAACCCCCTTTACAAATCAATGGAACTTCGATATACTGGAGATTCATAATTTCAATAGGAGTATATTATGGAATACGCAATTGCAATTGTAGTGTTATTTGTTATTGTTTACGCTTATCTCAATAGAGATGAAAGTGGTACTACAACTTCATCGGCTCCTGCTCCGGTTTCAAAACCAAGAGTAGTAAAGTCTGGTGTTGTTGTAGATAAAAACAATAATGGTGTTACATCTAAGGCTGAACTTAAGACATTAACTAAAGTCCAGTTACTAGAACTTGCTGATAAACAATCACTGAAGGTAAAACGAAGTGGTTCTAAGGCAGCTGTAATCAACGAGATACACTCGCAGTTAAAGTAAGTCCTCACAAGGACACTGAAAGGGACTCATCTGAGTCCCTTTTTTTTAGCCTCTAGATAACAGTCAATTTGTATAAATAAGAGTATGGAAGAGATTTTTAATCTAATAGGTGAAGTGGGTGCCCCAATTGCAGGAAGTATTCTGATGGGTTTCTTCATCTTTATAGTCATCAAACAGATACTAGAAGGTGTAGTAGACTCAATATCGACTTTAACAATGTTTTGTAAGTCGTTAGAGAATAGGGCAAGAACCATGTCAAACGAAATGATTAAGATAGACCTGTTAGTTTCATCAGCGTTGGAATTAAGACCAGACATAGAACGAATCGCTAGAGCAGAGAACTTCATAGAAGACGAAAAACTAGATGTAAGGAGAGATTGATGGATATCGCTCAAGTTATATCTGATTACGGATTCCCAATAGTCATGTCAGTAGGACTTGGCTATTTCATATATTATATTTGGTGGTTTGTAGGTGAAAAACTAGAACCCGAAATTGAAAAGATGCATTTTCAATTGATTAAAGTAATAGACCAGACAAGAATGTTAGACCAAGATTTGATAAGATTACAACAGAAAGTTGATGTAGTTTTAGAAATGAAGGAGAATATGAAAGTACAAAGGTTACAAGAAGAGGCGAAACGAAAATGAACAAATACTTAGTCACAGCAATACTATTCGGTGGAATATTCTTTATGAGCGCTATAAGTGCTGATATCGTACACAAATTTAAGAACCCTAGTTTCAGTGGTCAAGGTACTGCATCTCATTACCTAACTGTTGAGAACCAAGAGTTCACAAGAAAAAAAGAAATCATGGATTCACTTGAAGCTGCAAGAAAGGCTGCCGAGAGAGCTGAAGACAATACAACCATGGCAAAATTTATTCGTAACCTAGAGAGTAGAATCTATTCTCAGATGGCAAAACAATTAGTCGAATCAATGTTTTCAAACGATGGTTCAGTAAGATTTGGTTCATTTGTTCTAGAAGGAAATACAGTAACTTATGAGGTTATAACCAATGACGATGGTACAGAGATGATTAGAATGACTATTATTGCTGAAGACGGAACGACCTCAGTTATTGAGATACCTGTAGGAACTGGAAACTTTGGCCAAGACCCAGACTTGGGATAATAGATGATAACTAGATTCATATTATCTGCCTTACTTCTCCTGACAGGATGTGCCTCAATACCTCAGTGGAGTGAAGACCCTAAAGATTGTAACTATGAGAATGGTTTCAACAAAGATGTATTCACTGGCATAAACAAAGTAATGTCCAGAAAATACATTTGTATTGACCAACCAACTGTTGTTAGATTGCCTTCTCATTTGGCATTATTGAATCTTCCTGCTGCTGACCAAAAACCTGTTGTCGCAGTATACAATTTTATAGATAAGACAGGTCAAAGAAAACCAGAGAGTAATCTCGCATCATTCTCTACTGCTGTAACTCAAGGTGCAACCGAAATGGTTATTGATGCACTCAAAACGGCAGGTAACGGACAATGGTTTAGAGTTGTTGAGAGAAACGGTATAGACAACTTAGTTCGAGAAAGACAGATTATTAGAAGTGCAAGAAAAGATTTCGCCAAGGCAAGTGGCGAAGAGAAGTACCAAGAATTAGCGCCATTACTATTTGCAGGAATTGTAATAGAAGGTGGCATAATAGGCTATGATTCCAATTTACTAACAGGTGGTCGAGGTGCAAGAACCCTCGGGATTGGTTTTAGTCGACAGTATCGTCAAGATGCTGTTACAGTTTCTATGAGGGCAGTTAGTGTTCTCACAGGCGAAGTTTTGTTAAATGTCCAAACGAGAAAGACTATCCTTTCTTATGGTTCAGGTGGAGATGTATTCCGATTCATTGAAGAAGGAACACAACTTATCGAAATTGAGGACGGAGTGGGTAATAATGAGTCCGTGACATACGCAGTACGAACAGCTATCGAGGCTGCCGTACTGGAATTAATCTACCAAGGACACGATAGGCGTCTTTGGAAAATAAAGGACGGTCATCGACATCCTCATGAGGCTTCAGGTAAAAATGAGTTACATGAGTTAGAAGATGATTCTACTTTATCAACAGGAGAAGAAGAAAATGAATAAAATTTTAAGTATTTTATTGCTAATGTCGACACCATTCGTTTTTGCCGCTGCTACTGATGATAACGAAGTTATGGTAACCCAAGTTGGAGACACATTGAAATTATATGTAGACCAAATTGGTTTTGGTAACAAAATGGGACTGAATAACTTCAGTTCTGGTTCCGGTGCAAATATGACCGTAACTGGTGTTTCCATGGAATTCGATATCGACATGATAGGTAACCAAAACTTACTGTTTGGTCCGGTCATTGCTGATTCATCAAAGTACCGTGTATTAATGACAGGTTCAAGTAACTCTATCGATTGGAACATTGGTGCCACCGGTTCAGCTGACGACTCAGACATTAATTTCAACATGACTGGAAGTTCAAATACATATGATTTGGACCAAGGAAAGGTTGCAACCGCAGAGAGACTTAATGCAGATTTAGTCCTTATCGGAAGTAGTAATGTTTGGGATATAGATTGGGAGGCAAACGATTT